GGTTTTTAAGAGACCGACTTCTTGTTCTATTTTAATACTCTTTGTTGTATTACAACCTACTAAAAATAGAGCAACTAATAAACTCATTAATATTTTTTTCATATCTATCCTATTGTGTTAATACTTTAGTTTTCTTTTCTTTTTTCTTTTCAGTTAGTGATTTAGCAGTACCACCTAATTTCAAACTACCTGATTGGTCAGGCATTTTGTTTTTGATACTAACAATGTTACCGTTTGCGTCTACTTCTGCCATAGATGGACCACAAATAACTCTACGTCCATCTTTCATCTTCTCAATTTTTCTTTTCTCTTTAAGGCAATCCATTAATCCATCATACTTGACGAATTCGCTTGAAGTATCGGTCACAATAAACATTGTAATAATAGTCACTAGTGTTGTTGCGTCCATATTTACTCTCCTGTTGTGTGTCCGTTTTTGACACTTCTGATTTTATCTTTTAATTTCTCTACATCAGCTAGAACCTTTTCCATATCTTTCTGCAATCTCTCAATATTAACGGCATTGTTCATCATATTTTGTAAATCTTTTTGTATGGACTCTACTTGTCCACTTAAAAATTCAATCAACATAAATTGCTCGGAATCAGCAGGTGGTGAACCTAAATCACCTCTCGGCCATTTAATTCTAAATTCGTTGTTCTTCTCTATATCACCAGAAAGTCTTTCACTTGCTTGGTTTAAATCTTTTTCTAATAATGTTGTATTGGTCTCCAATTTGTTCAATCGCTCAATCACACCAAAATATGCCCACACGCCGACAGCAACGGCACCGATTATAGCGATTAAGTTCTTCATAGGCATACTTACCGCTGTTTGGTCTGATACTCTAATTTCGTTTTTTGCCATAAATATCCTTATTTCTTTTTAGGTAACTTCGCACCTGGTTTACCAACATACAACCCAAAGAAAGCGGCACCAGCACCAACTATAGTTGATATGTACATTGCTTGTGAATTGGTTGGATCAGGTAATGTCATAAACCAAGTTACTGATTTATAGAAAGCATAGATGTATGCTAACATTACTAATCTAGGTATGACTCTAAACTTGTCTAATAGACCTGCTGTCTTATTATACCAAGTAGCGGCGTCTTCGCCTTCACTAGGTATCAAATCACTCTTTGCTACTTCATATTCTTCAGTAGTCTTTTTTACTTTTATTAAATCGTCTGCCATAACCTTCCTCTATTTTTGACCTGCTTGTTTTAATCTAATTCTATCGTTCTCTTCTTTGATCCAATTAGATAATAAAGTCACATATATTTCCCTCTCCCAAGGCATCATATTTTCTAATTCGGTCAATGAATATTTATGATGTTGCATTAATGCAAAATTCACTTGGTAGTAATTTTCTAAACTTTCGTGAGAGAGGGCGATACGAAAAAATCCTGTAATCCAGCCAACGTAAGTTTGCTCTTAACTTTCGTCTTCGGATTCTCTATCTCTACCTCTTGCTTAAGTTTAGGCATAGTATCAAAGAATTCATTGATTTTCTTGAATGCCTTACTGTCCAAACTCTCTAAAAATTTGTTTAGTTCATCTTTAGTATAATCACTAGCAGATTGTATTTTATCTCCTTCATAGACTTGGTATACTGTATTTGCAAGTATTTCAAACATCTGCTTAGTTTTCATACTCTTTTTACCAACGTTTTCTGGATCAACTGAATTTATAGTAGGATAACTCATAACCAACCCTATTTTTCTCTTCTCATCAACCACAATGTTATTGGTATGGTCTTCATCTACGTGTACTTCCACTTTAGACAAATCTACTTCTACTTCCGCATAAGTTTTCTTATCATCTGGACATAACAATTTAAGTTTTGCTATCTCACCAACTGATTTTGACCTTATCTGTAAAAATATATACTCTACATCAAATATAGGTAGTGTATTAATATTTACTTTTCCAAATGTACACGTATGTACTATTTGTTTCAATGCTTCAGTCATTTCTTTATTACTACCTGACTCTAATGCCTGTAGTAATATCTTCTCCTCTTTTACAAGGAACGGTCTGAATTTAACTGTTACATCTTTAGATGGTAATGTCAATTCATATGTCGCTGTTTCTAATATAGGCAATGCCATAATTAACTCCTTTTTTTATTATTTATTAATAACAAATGGTGGGTACACCCTGCCTCCTGTACGCTTACCAATTGGTATATCTCTTCTAATTTTCTCAATAACTTGTTTACCTGCTCTTTTAATTTCTGGTGGCATTTTTGATAATATTCCACCAAATATTCCATAGTTTTTAGCAGGTTTAATGTTAGGCATATCTGGAATAAATTTTCCAAAATCAACACCATTTATTGAGTCTAGTGTTATATTCTCCCAAGTTCTAAATGCAAGTGTTACTGGTATATCTAAAGGCATTGGATCATCTGTTAATGCTTGATATTGTATCTCACCTATTTGGTCTGGATATACTTCGTGCAATCTTACACCATAAGTTATTCTGTAATTATCATCAGGATGTTCTTTGTCTGTTTCTCTATATTGTCCTAACTGATAAATCTCTACAGTACCTACATAGCTATCATAGTATGATAAATGGTGTGATTCAAGACTATGCATTTTACCTTGCCAAGTTTCAAAGAAAGCTCTTTGTCTTAAAAACTTATCTCCCATAAACATACATTGAACAGCTGCTCCATAATTATATCCATAAGGCATTTTTCTACCTGGACCATAAGTTACAAAATTTGTACTTAATACATTTCTATATGGCAATACTACAGACGTACACATTAATTCTATATTTCTTCTCATTTCATCATTATTAAGAAGACTGTCTTTCTCTACAGTAACTACATCCCTAGCTCGTTCACCTACTTGTTGATTAACAACATCCCTTGGTGGAAATATTCTAACTAAAAATCTGTTACCTCTAGCAATACCTTCACCTCTATTAATTTCAGACATAAATCTTCCAATAGATGTCCTTTGATTAAGACCAGGTCTTTGTTCTGTTATTCTTTTATCGCCTTCAACGTTATCTAATGACCTATCTCTAGGTAAGCCAATACGTATGTCCATATTGCCGATACGTTTCCCTGCTCTAAATATTGCCATATCTATTTCCTTTTATGTCTTCCCATATAATGTTCGGAAGGTTCGTAGTTCCATTTATGTCCGTGGTGTCCTCTAATGTCAGCATACCACATTCTAACCTTAACTATCAATACTCTCCATAATGTTCTCTTTGCCATTTCTTATCAGATTGCTCTCCTACTGTCTGCCCATACTTTACTAGCTGGTGCCTTTTTAAATTGTTGTACTGGTAAATATACTGCAATTGCCATTTCGTCTGCGTCTACTCTTAAAAAGTTTGACCTTACGTGTCGCCACAAATATTTCTTAATCGTTGGTCTAATCATAGGTATATTTTTAAGTGTAGAATATGTTGCCATTATCTTTGTTGTTCTATCAAATTGCGTATTACTAGCATATCTTTGTATCTCTTGTAATAATCTAAATCTCATTATGTATGGTAAGTAGTGAAAATTTAACCCTACAAAACCACCTCTAAATGTATCTACTGGCAAAATTAATGGAAATGTATCATAATATGGTAGTTTCTTTTTAGTTTTAGGATCATAAAAGAACATATTTAAACGACCTGCACTAGGTCTACTATTCAGTTTTCCACTTCTCATAAGACCAGTAGCAGTTGCTCTATTAGCTATACTTTGTACTGCATTCCTGTACCAGGATGCTGACTTTAGTACGCCTGCTTGTCTATCTTTTAGTGGTCCAAATATATTTGCCATACTACTATTTATAATGAAAAAGGGCACCTATTACTAGGTGCCCTTTAAGTTTTAACGTTTTTTGAGAGAGAAAGGTTTACTCTTCGTCTGCCAATTTACTAAAATAAGACAACGTATCGTCTTCCTCACTAGCAGGTTTAGAGTTCACAACGTTAGTACTTTTCACCTTGCCATTGACCTGTTGTGGGAGGTCAACTGTTTCAACAGTTTCGGTGCTTCGTGTACCCATAATTATCCTATTCAGTTTCTCTTTGAGTTCCTCATAAGATTTAAAATTACTAGGGTCTACAAAA